CAAACTCTATGAAATAAATTACCAGTACCATTTGGTGTTGATAATAATACAGCTTTACCACCAGTTGCTAATGTCTGTTGAGCTGATGTCCATATCTCGTCTATTTTATCAATAAATGCAGCCTCATCTATAACAAGAAGTGATAATGCTTCAGACCTTGCAGCGTCTGGTGAAGATGATACAGCTTTAACTTGCGAGCCATTTTTAAGTCTAAGAGAAAGTCTGTTGTCTTCTTCTGAACCTACTCTTAACCACGAAGGTAGCATTTCATGCATTACTCTAATTTTTGTAATAAGATTCTTTGCAGTATCTTGTTTTATGGCAATTACCAATACATTAAAGTCTTCATTAAATACCATATTCCAAACAGTTAATCCAGCAGTCAATGTAGATATTCCCATTTGACGAGATTTAAGAATTATATTAAATCTATTTTCTTTTAATTGTACTAACGAGTCTTCTTGAAAAGGATATAAATCGAATTTTATTTTTCCTTTAATTGGATGCTGGATATAACAATACTTGCGCATGAAGTATACAGGGTCTTGAGAACACCTTATATACTCTTTTACGAGTGCTTCTTTTATTGTATTTTTTGCCATAACCTTCTATATATAAATATATATGTTTTTAGTTTATCATAGCTGGCCAGCTAAATAAATTGCTGTTGATGTACCTGCTACACCGATAACTATACCGAACCATCTTTTATTGTACCATCTATCTGTAATTTTTAATCTGTCTGAATATAATTTTATTTGGTCGTTTAACAAAATAATTTCTTCGCTCTGATTCAACAATATAGATTCGTTTTTTGCATTCAAATCTCTAAAGCTTGACAGCTGGAATTCTAAGTCTTTAATCAATATGGTTTTAAGAGAGTCTGATTGTTCCAGTGTGTCTATTGCTAAAAAGAATTGCTCTAATTCTGATTCAGGTATTTTTATAATCTTATCTTGTGCGCAGCATTTTTTAGGAGCAGCACACGATGCTATAAATATAATTAGTATGTATAAAATTTTTTTCATTATTTTTTACTCCTATATTTCTTTTCAAAATCTGCTATAGTTTTTCTAGCGTTTGATGAGTCTACCTCATTAACTTTTTTTCTAGATTTTTTTAATTCTTTTTCTTTTTTATCTATTGCAGTTTTAATGACGTTCTTTTCATTCATTAACTTTTCTTTATTTTTTCTGTTTTTCTTAAGCTTGTCTTTATTATCTTTAAGGTCTTTCTTAAATTGTTTTTTGCTACCTTTTCCTGCAGACATTGCAAAGATTCCTAATATAACTGCACCTATTCCTAATAGGATTTGCCAAAACTTTTTCATTGTTTCCCTTCTCTTTCTTTTATTAATTTTTCTATATTCTCTTCTTCTGTTTTTATAAATTCATTAAACTTTTCTAACATATATTTTTTTGTGTCATTGTCCATTTCTGACCAGTCTTCTACAAGACCTGCTTCTGTTATATAGTGTTTTGAATTTATATCTTTTAGATATTGATTGAACTCATCTTGCTTTTCTTTTTTCCAAGAAACAAGATTTTTTCTAACATTATCTATAAGCCAATCGTCGTATGTACCATCTCTCATCATCTGAAACTCTGCCTGAGTTTGGCAATGTAAACAGTGACCGTATCTTATATACATAAATTTATGCTGAGACCTATTCATTGGTGTGTCACATTTAGGACAAGACATAGGTATCTTTCCATATTCTTTAGCTTTGCCTAGCTTTCTTATATTTTGCTTTACACCATTTTTGATTGTCCAGGTTCTGCCTTTCTCTTCCCAAACATCTCCTTCTTTTTTCTTGTTTTTATATTTTTTATAACCTGACTGCTTGTGTGTTTTAGAACTATAATCACCTGTGACCAAGTTCCTCATTCTTTGTATTTTTGCTCTATTCATAACCTAAAAATATATCATTCCTGTGATTTGGTTTATAGGAGCGAATGCTCCTGTTAACTTATATGTTTTTCCTTTATATATAAATACTAAACCTTCACTTGGTACTATAGCATTCATACCACCAATAGAGTTTAGCTTGTTTAATTGTTGAGAAAGTCTGTTTATTTTTTTAATATCACCACCAGATTTTACAACTGATACTGCTGACTGTACTTGTTTTCTTATATTCTGAACTGCTTTATCTGGATTTGCTGCTAAGAATCCGTCTACGTTTTTAAGCACCTCTGCACCTAGTTCAAAGAATAATTTTTCAAATGGCAGCATATTCTTTTTTACTTGGTCAGCGTGTTTTAGTTTGTCAAACTCTTTACATTTATTGAGTACTTTCTCATCTTCGATATTCTTACCATTCAATCTAAATGACTTGTCAAAAAATGCCCATCTCTTAACTAACCCCATTTTTATTCTATTGTCTACATTTCCTATTTTTTTGTCTACAAACTCTTCCCAATATGCTTGATGATATTCTGCAAATGTGTTTGAGTCTGACATTTTATATTTTGACATTAGCTTATTAAGCTTGCCTAGAAAATAAGGTTTTTTAGCAGAATAATCTTGATGTGGTTTTACCTTTAGAAACTGTGGACCAATTATACTAAAGTTTTTTTGAACATTTGCATCAACTTGCTTTATCATTCCTGCAAGTACTCTTGCTCCATCGTTAACAGCTCCTATTGCTTTTCCGTCCTTATATTGTAATACATTGTGAAATTGTAAATTAGGTGCGTCATAACTTATTACGTTTGTAGATGCTGGGTACATTATTTCCATATTTACCCAATTATTACCATCGTCAAATATCTTTTTCTTTTGCTTATCATTTATACTTCCAATAGCTTTAGATAAATCTGACATCGCATAATTAAATGCTTTTTCTATATTTCCTCTACCAGCAAATTTTGTAGCTATCGCTTTAGCATCAACTCCACCTCTTTTAATGTCGCCTGTATTTCTTGCAGCCCTCAATCCTTTATTCCATGTAATAAATAAATTTTGACCATCGGTCTTTTCTGTTGCTGCAGATTCTAAATCTAGTTTTCCTTGTAATGAAATATCTATAATCTGTCTAAAATCTCCAAACGTTAAACCTTTATCATCAAACGGATGAGACATATGACCATAGGCACCTCCTTCTAAAAGTAAACCTTCTGTTAAAGTATTAGGTTCTTTTGTTGGTTCGTCCTTGTTTGATGTTGCAGAAATTTCTGCACCTAAATAATTATAAAATTCATATCCAACTCTTGTTGCAATATATTTTGACCAGCTTGCCCATCTCTTAAATGCGTCTCTACCTTTTTTGTCAGTAAGTCTATTTGTACCAGCGACTGCGCCTGGAACTCCAACGGGCCAATATGATACTGTACCTGTAGGACCACCTGACATATCTTTCTTGAATTCTGTTTTGTGGTCAAAAAATTCTTCTGTACCTGTTAAATAATTTAGAACTTCCATTCCTTTATTAATATGCTTTTCAATGTACTTTCCAAATTTTTTCCAAGATTTTTGATTTCCCCAATATCCTCTTGGTCCATCATCGACCATTGCATCAGAACCATGTACTATATTAGATTCTGATAATAATTTTGGTATATCTAAATAGTGGCAAAATCCTTCTACTATTTCGTTAAGAGCTTCAAGCTTTTTAATAATCATATTATAATTTTTTGTATGACCAAATATACCTTTGAATAATTTTATTTTTTCTTTCTTTTCTATAGATTTATCACCAAGAGCTTTTCGTATAGTAGTACCACTCATCTCTCCATAACCACTTACGCTTAAGCTAACATGAGGTGCAATAATTGTATATGCGCCATCTTTATATCCTACCTCTGCTTTACCTTTCCAAGGTCTAAAAAATTTACCACCTAATCTGCTAGCATCTTTTTTACCTACCATAAATACTGCAGCTGTAGTTTCAGGGTCGTATTTACTTAAAATTTCTGTAGCTTGGTATGGATTTTTAACTTGTACTACATTAGATATACCGTGTGAATTTATTATCTTTTTCTTTTCTGAAAATGAAAATGGAGATTTCGGTAGTGCAACTTTACCTGACGTTGCAACATAAGCTTTATCAAATTGTCCTGTCAGCCATCTATAAGTTTTTGCGTGATGTTTTCCCATAGGTTGGAACCTTCCAGGATATATAGCAATGATAACTTTTATTTTAGAATCTTCTTCTATTATTTGTTCTGCAAGCCATTTACCTAAACTCATGATTTTCTCAACTCCAATTCTTTTTTAATCCATTGCTTTGCTATATAGTTCTGTACAGGTCTTTTAACAAATTCTCTAGCCTTAGATTTTACTACGTTTGCAAATTCCTTATATTCGCTGTTGTCAACAATTAATATATTACTTGCACCAAACAGTGATTGAAACTTACCCATATTTTGATTGACTTCTTGCCAAGACTTTTTAACCAAGTCAGCAGGTAGCGTTCTCTCTCTAGCTTCATTTCTTTCTAATGCTACTTTTAAGTCTGTGTTTACAAATACCATATAACAATCATATCCTTGTATTTGTAAAAGCTTTTTCATATTTGCAATTTTATCATAGTTTTTACCTGTGCCATCAATTAGCATTCCAAGCTTACTATTAATATACCCTTTCATTCTTTTCGCTGTCGTCTTTTTTGCCTTGCCTCTCAACTTCATAGCATCAGCATGCTGGTCTTTTGTAAGCTTTTGTAAGTCTAATGGCATTTTTGCTTTTTTCATGTAAGCCTCGAAAGCTTGGTCAGAATTAACACCTTTTAATCCTTGCGCAGAAACATAAGGCATTTTTTCTGGCATACCAAATAAAGTCGACGCAGCATATGATTTTCCACTACCAGGACCTCCAGCAGTAAACACTGCCTTAAATATACCTGGGTCGTATACTCCTTCATTTAATATATCTAGTAATTTAATCATCTTATATAAATATCAAAATTATCCTTTATCCGCTTGCAAAGTAAACGTTAGTTTAGAATCGTCTGGTGTAATTGTTAACGTACCTTGTTTTTCATTAAATTCAAAAGTAAGCCCTTTTAGTCTCAATGCGGTTGCTGCTGTTCCTGTTGTGTCTTGATTTCCTCGACTATTAACTCCTGGAAGATTTATGTTTGCACTTCCATCAAAGCTTACACCTCCAATCCTTCTTGGTGTTTCTAATTTAGTAGCATTTGCAGCTGTTCCTGTAGTATCTTGATTTCCAGCTATATTAACACCTGGTAAATCTATATTTGCAGTTCCATTAAAACTAACACCACCAATGTTTCTCGAAGTCTTTAATCTGTTTGCCTGTATTAACATTTGAGCTCGATTGCTTCCTAATGCTTGGAGTCCGTATGTATCATCAAATTTTAGATATCCTTTTACTTGACTTTTATCACCTTCATCTCTAAATTCTATTGTATTATTTAGAGTAATAATATGGTCAAAAGAACCTGTGCAGTTATCACCAGCTGTTATATCTCCACCAGCTGTTATAGAACCTGTAGTGTGTATTTCACCAGAACAGGATATACTACCACTTCCGATAAACATATCAGAACCTTTAATTCTTAAATCTCCATTTAGTATTGCAGTGACTCTTTCATCAACTTTCCCTAAAGTTATTTCTGTTTTTCCTGAACGTGCAACTATCTCTTCTGCTTGAACTGTTTTTCCAGAAAGTGCATTACCTTCTATATTACCTGTAGCAGTAATTGCACCTGTTGTATTAATACTATCTGTAATTGTAGTTGTGCCAGTTCCAAAACTTCCTGTCAGTGCGTACATAGAGCCTGTAGCTCGAATATCTCCCGATGCTGAAATGTGGCCACTTTCCAATGTAATATCCGAACCTTTAATTCTTACTTTTCCAGTTGCTATTAAATCTCTTGTATTTAATGTGTTAGATTGTATATCTCCACTAGAACTTATATTACCTGTCGTTTCTATATTGTCAGTTATTGTAGTTGTACCTGTACCAAAACTTCCTGTCAAAGCGTATACAGAACCTGTAGCTCTCATATCTCCAGAAGCAGATATATGACCATCACCAATTGATACGTCTGAACTAACAACTTTTAATTTTCCATAAAGAGTATGTTGTGATTTATCACCTGGCGTTCCAAAAGTAAGTACTCCGCTACCTGTTAAATCTGTACATGTTGTACTTTGGTTATTAAGTATAATAGGATAGTCTTCACTTATCTTCATGAACCCTCCACTTAAACCTAGTGCGTTTGAGTCACCTGATTTATAATATGGAGCGTTAATGTTTACAGCTGCGTTAATAGCGTTTGCAAATTGAATTTTGCCATCCGAATAATTCATTCCTTCTATATTTTCATCTCCAACTTTGAAGTCATAATTAGAAGTGACACGCAAGCTTGTAAATATAGGATTTGCCGACTCGTTTACATGCTGGTCCATACTAGCAACATAAGTCCAATCTGCATTAGATATAGTGTTGTTGTTCATTGTCTGTAGAGATGAAAGCTCAACGCTGCCTAGAACAACACTACCTGTACCATCATATATTTTATTCCCATCGGTATGCAATACTCTTGTGTAAGTATCGCTTATATTAGAACCTGATAGATTTGGCAAATTTGGCATTACCTATCTCCTACTTTCTTTTGTCCAAGATTTTTATAACTTTTTCAACAACTGAATTTTTTTGATTTTCGTTTATTGGATTTTTTTGTATATAAGTTGCAACTATATTATTAAGCTTGTTTGTTTTTATAGACAAATTATCTATATTAATATCTTCTTTTATTAACATTTTTACTATATTAATAATATGCTCTTTTTCCGTAAGTGCAACTTGGGATAATACATGTGCTGTACTTTTGGATTCTTTTAACTTTTTCTTATTTTGTGATTTTACCTCTACAGTGACCTTTTTACTTGCCTCTACTGTAAACTTAGATTCCCAAGGAATGAAGTAAGTATCTTCTGCAATAACTTCTAATCTTATTGAGCCTTGTGTATTTTCATCTATAAGACCTCTCAGTCTTTTTACTGGTATGTTTACCTTGCCTGAAGAATCAATCTTTCCTTTGAACATTACATCAAAGCCATCTGCTTCGACAACTAATCTAGCTTTAGATTTTTTTAATGAAGCTCCTTGTAATTTGATTTTTGCTTCAAAGTTTTCTATTTTATCCGTGTATAATTTGTACATTTCTTTTTATCTCCTCGGCTATTAATTTTATGTCTTCTGTATATAGCTTTATATTTTTTACTTCTTTTGACTCATCGTAAACTTTTATACCTTTTCTCCACATTACAAGTTTTATTAGCTCTTTTCTTTTCTTTCCACTTTTATCTCTACCCCAATTATGTCCGCCTTCAATTATTTCACGTCTAGCAAAATCCCAAAGTTCGTCATTGTGGTCCCATGTAAAAACTGCATTATTCCAAGTATATAAATTCATATATAAATATCCAATCTTCTACCGTTTATTTTCCTTTACCACCTTCTACTCTTATCTCTGTTCTCCCATCTTCATACTCAAATGTAAATGTTCCTCTATCATGAGTTATCAAACCTCCATTTATCCAAATTCCCATTCTTACACAGTCGACTGCAATCTTTGCACAAGAATAAACTGTTTCGCAACTTCCGTCCTCTTCACCTTCCGTTGGTGGATTTTCTGCTAGAATAGGATATATACCAGCTTCCATATCATATACCTGAACCTTTTCTGCACATGAACTTCCACCGCCAGGTAAGTTTGTTAGTAGAGAACCATCGCCTACAAAATATCCTGCAGATAGTCTTCGTGTTGCTGGATTATATTGTAAGTTTGTATCAACATATCTAGGTTGTACACCTGAACTTGCTCCTGTAAATGATATATAGTGAGCTGCATTTGTCCCCCTTGCTGTTGTTGTGGAGCCAAGAGCATTTGTTGCTGTTGCTGCATTTCCATTTAACGTCAATGCAGTTGATGGATTTTCGTCTCCCAAACCTACATTACCATTTGATTTTACAAATAATACTGATGCATCTTTAGAAGCACCTGCTGCTGCTTTTGTAGAGACACTAAAATCTCCACTATCAGACATAGAGACTATCAAAGGTACTTGTCCTGGATATGAACCTGTATCTGTGACAGTACCTTCCATAGCCAAAGAAGATGTGAATATAGATGCAGAACCTACAGGTATGCCATGTGAATTTGCACCTGACTCTGTATAGTATGTCCAGCTACCTGTCCAATTTCCCCAAACAGAATGAGAGCCTGATACAGAAGTATCTAAAAACTTTAAGTGTAAATCTTCTGTACCTGTCCAAGTACCTTGATGTGTACCTGCAGCAACAAGAGTTGGATTGCTAGAAGTATATTGGTTAATTAATTGACTTCCTGTGCCATCTGATGCTGACATGAAAATTATTGCTGACCCCGAAATTAATGGTTGGTATATAGGCATTATTTACTCTCCAACTGTTCTATTCTTTTTGTTAATTTATCTATTATACCTTGTTGGTCCTGAATAGATTTTATCATTAAAGGTATGAGCTTGTCAGGAGCAACTGTCATAGGATTTTTTTTGATGTCTCCATACTCATCACCAAATGCAGCTTGAGGATATACTTCCTGTAATTCTTGTGCGATAAATCCTGTAAACTTTTCTTCTCTTCTATCTTTTGGTGTAGATTTATAGTGAAAGTCTCTAACTTTTATTTTCATTAAATCATCTAATGACCAGCTAGTATCTTCTATCTCTTCTTTTAGTCTAGCGTCAGAAGAGTATTCGATAACAATAACATTTTCATATGCAGAACAGTGCTTTCTAATACCACCTGCAAATGATTGCTTTCCAATATATGGAGAAGTTTCGTCTTGGTCCCAGTGATAGAAAGTTAGATAATAAGCGTTAGCTAAACCACTAGGAAATGTGCTCTTAAAA